TATGGAAGCTATGGGTCAAATGGGTAACTCTGAAGAAGCTGTACTCCCTGATGATATACCTTTTAACATGGATGATTTAGATTTAGAAGATGATTCTATTCCTGCTTATCAAGGTGGTTCAATACAATCTTTTGCAAATGGTGGTAGTCCATATGCATCTGATATAAATGTACAAGGTGGTCAAATGTTTGAACAACAAGAATTTAACCCATTAGGTATGAAAAGACCCCCAATTCAAGAAGGTCTTCCTGAGTATAGACCT